TTAGTCCGCGATGTAGGGGCACGTGGCATACGGCGTCGCCCCGCTCAGCCCGAAGCTGTAACCGACATTCACGTTCGTCGCCTGGCCCGTCGTCGTCCCGCCTGGCACATAGTCCTGGGCATTGACGCAATCGGGGCACGCCGGCGGATGCGGAGGTGGCCCGCAATACGGCGTGAAGGCCTGACTCTGCGCAGTTTCGACACTGTGCTGCGTCCAGTACGTGGGGCTGCTCGACGATCTGGGAATGATCACGTCCAGATCCGGCACGGTGTGCTTGAGCCAGCCATACCAGTCGTCGTTCCACCAACCTTCATGCACGTACTCGCTGCCGGTCACCTGCATCCGGCACTGCGTCTCGTAGGCCTGGCACCAGGCGTAGATCTGAGCCCCGGAGATCGAGCCCGTGTCCCAGATCGCGTCCGGGATGTAGTAGTCGAGCGTGACGGTGAACCGGAGATTGCCCATGTACAGCAGGCTGGCGTAGATCGCCGCGAACTTCGCTGCCGGCGTGTTCTCGGCGATGATGACCTTGCACGGGAACTGCCCGGCCAGGCAGGCCTCGGGCGGGATCAGACCGCCGTAGGTAATGGCGCCCGTGCAGCAGTCGATGGTGACGAACGTCCCACAGGTGCCCCACGGTGGGATCGGCGCCAGTTCCGCCGCGTTGGCGTACAGGTACAGGTCACAGGCGTACAGGAACTGTGTCTGGCCCAGCTGGGGCCGGCGTGTGATCATCACCGGCGCATAGGCGGCGTTGGGGCGCGCCGCTTCATAGCGTAGCCACGCACCGCTGGGCGTGCGGAAGCAGGCCTCGTTGGCATCAACCAGTGGGCACCCGGGCAGCGGCACCTGGGCCGGCGCGTAGTTCAGCAGGGCCCGCACGTGGCAGGCCAGGGAAAAGTCCGGGTTCGGGAAGTAGTGCAGCACGAAGGCCTGCTCCGGATCGGCATACAACGACCACGGGTTCGGATAGGCCGGCAGGTAGACGTGGTCCCACCTCGTGTGGCAGGACTGCGTCTCGACGTAGTGCTCGGTCCGGGTGTAGGACTTCTGACTGGTTGCCGAGCCGAACCCGCCATAGCCCAGGCACCAGCGCGTCTCGGGGCAGCGCTGCACCAGGCCGGCGCCGGTCGGGCAGCGCAGCAGCAGCGCGCTATTGGCGCTGGGACAGCGGCGCAGCAGGCTAGCCACCGGTGAACTCGCACGAGGTGACGTTGTGCGGCGCCAGCCACCACCCGGTTCGGTAGCCGCTGCGATACTCGATCAGCACTTCACCCCCGACGGCAATCCAGGGCAGTTCCTGCGCGAGGACAGCGTTGAATCTCACGCTGGTGGGGCCGGCGGCCGCGACCTGTACGTTCAACTCATCTCCGGTCATGTTCCCCGTGGCGTCGAGCAGCCGGGCGCTGAACGACGACTCCGCGACCGCGGTCACCTGGGCCCACACGGCCACTGATCCACCCCCGCCGCCGCCACCGCCCAGCCGGGCAATCGCCCAGGCGATCTGCGGGTCCGTGCGGTCGGCCACGGGCTCGACCCACAGCAGCGTGGCGGAGCCGGATAAGCACGAGGAGAGTTTGGCGGCGTCGCCGGCGAGGACGTCCGCGGCCCCGTCGGTCTCATTGTTCATCTTCACGTGCACGAACGCGGGCCCGGCGACGACGGCCCGCCCGATCCGGTTCTTGGCGAGCGGCTCCAGCAGCACCGCGAACCTGCCGCTGTGACTGGCCGTCGGCGTCACGCCCTGCAGCAGGAACCGCCGCGTGAACTCGACCAGGTTGTCGGCGGGGCGGATCGGCACATCGGCGACGCCGAGCACGTCGAACTGGGCGCGGGCCGCGCCGCTGGCATTCTCGATGAGAACGTGTCCGGGCGTATGGACTTGCGCCAGGCCAGGGCTCAGGGCCGCCAGCTGGCGGCGCTTGGCATCCTCGGCCGCGTCCACCAGCGTGTTGAACGTGCTGGCGGAGATCGCGAAGCGCTGCCCGGCTAGTACCTTGGCCATCTCAGATCCCCAGCGCGTTCAGGTCCCCGTAGGGATAAACCTGGTCCGTGTAGACCGCCTGCAGGCGCTTCACGAGCGTGCCCGCCTCGACCTTTTCGAAGAGGTCCTCCCACAGGTAGTCCCACCCGGCCTTGGTCACTTGCGCAGTTTGCCCGCTGCCAAATGTGAACGTGCGCTGCACGTTCGGCCGGGCGGTGAAGTGGTAGGCGAGCTGGTAATCGCCCTGGCCGCGCCGGCCGCCCTGGACGCCGCGGAACCGGCACTCGCCGGGGGCGTACCCCTTGAACGGCGCCGCGTTCACGCAGTTGGTCAGGATGTACAACGTGTACTTGTAAGCCGGCGTCACGGCGGAAGCGGCCAGGCAGTGCGTCAGGATGAAGTTGTAGGCCGATACGTCGCGGTCCACGCCCTGGACCGTGTCGCGGCTCACCGCGATCAGGTCGCGGTGATCGGGCGGGGCGGGATCCGCCCCGGGATCCGGGATCCGCTGGTACGCGCCATTCCACGCGCTGGCGATGTGCTCGCTGCCGCCAAAGGTGTCGAACGACTCCTCGCTTTCGCCGGTCTGCAGCAGACGCCCGTAGTAGGCCGAGCCGTCCCAGAGGCCCTCGCCGAGTTCGTCGGCGGTCACGTTGAGGCGCGGGATGAAGAGGATCCCGCTGCCCCAGGGATCGAGCAGATTGGGCGAAGCGAGCAGGATCGCGGCCACGGCTTCGCCGTGCGTGGCCGCTTCGCGCACGAGGTAGCGGATCTCGCCGGTCGGGTCGTTGCCCGCCGTGACGCGCCGGCCGCTATACCTTTCTTCGGCGCTGGCCATGGGCTGCCCTAATGCGGCCGGGTCGTCCGGTCGCGTTCTTCGATCACCTTGGTCACGCGCAACAGCTCGGCCAGGTCGCGCGCCATCCTTTCATCGATCGTCGAGGGGCCGATCTGTCCGAGCACCTCACCGCTGAACGTGCCGACCGCAGCGCGCTGCAGCTGCGGCAGGGTCGTGTGCTGCTGAGCGCGCAGCTGCTGGCGCAGGTCAAATTCCCGGTGGATCAGGTCGACGTCCTCGCCGGCGGCCAGCGCGTCCTCGACCGCCTGCTGCCGCTGCAGCTCCAGCAGGGCCTTTTGCAGCTCGACCTCGTCGGCGACGGTCGTCCGCAGCTCGAGCTCGGCGATCGTGCGCTGCCGGCTGAGATTGCCGGCCGCGATGTTTTCCTCCTGCCGCGCCAGGTCTTCCAGGTACTCGCGCTGCGTTTCGGCGGCCCGCGCCGCGACATCCTGCTCGAGCTTGGCCAGCTCGAGCGTGCGGGCCTGCTCGATCTGCGCCAGCGCCTCTTTTGCCGCACCGGCTTCACGGGCGCGCTGCAGCTCGAGGTCGTAGCGGCTGTTGAGCTTGGCTCGGGCCCGCTGGTCCTCGTTCTCGATCAGCTCCAGCCGCAGGTCATGGACGCGCTGCGCCCAGTCCTCGTCCAGCTGCGCGGCCCGCTCGCCCGACCGGGCCGGCAGCGGGGCGGTTCCGAGCAGCGCGCCGGGCGCCTGGCCCGTCAAAGCGCCGACGTCGCCCTGGCGCAGCGCAGCCATTTGCTCTTTGAGCTCGGCCAGCCGGGCCACCTGCGCGTCGCGCTGCTGTGTGAGGACGTCGACGCCGTGCGTGCTGCCCCACACGAAGCCGCGCGTGTTGAGCTCGTCGGTGAGCGCGCGGATGTTTGCCTTGACTTCGTCCAGCTCCTGACCGAGTTGCCGCAGGGCGACTTGCCGCATGTTGCCGGCCATCCGGGCGAACGCGTCGGCGGCCACGTGGACGGCGCCCGCCACGCGGTCGATCGCGATGCCCAGCGCGCCGTAGCGGCCCTGGAGCTGCGCCGCGAGGCGCTCGGCCTCCTGCAGCTGGTCGTTGGTCAGGCCCTGGCTCTCAGCCAGCTGCTGGAGCCGGCGCAGCCTGGCCAAGTCGGCGGCCCGCTCCTGGTCGCCGGCGATGCGCACAGCGCCCATCTCGTTCTTGAGCTGGGCCAGGCGGGTCGTCGCGGTCCACACCGCGACGCCGACCGCCGTGATCACGGTCGCGAGCAACGTGATGGCGGCGATCAGTGGATGGGCGGTCAGGGCGACGAGCGCCATGTGCAGGACTTTCGTCGCCGTCGCGGCGGCCGTGGCGGCCACGCCCAGGGCATACAGTCCGCCGCCCAGCGCCACGACGCCCGCTGCGAGCTGGGCCGTCACGACGATGAGCGCCGCGTACTCGCGGGCCCAGGCCGCGGCCTGCTGGGTGCCGAGCACGATCTGTTCGGCCAGGGCCTGCAGCTTCGGGACCAGGGCCTGGCCGACCGACATGGACAGGCCGCGCAGCGCCGCCCACAGCGTGGCCAGCGCGTCGCCGAACTTTTCGGCCGCCGCGGCCTGCTCGTCGCTCATTGTCAGCCCCAGCTCGCGCGCCCGCTGGGCAAACTCTTCCAGCCCCGCGGCGCCGGCCGAGAGCATGGGGATCAGATCGGTGCCGGATTTGCCAAAGAGCTCCACGGCCGCAGCGGTGCGTTCGGCGGGATCCCCGATGGCCGCCAGACCGTCCGCGATCCGGGCCAGCTGCGCATCCGGCGACAATCCGGCGAGGTCCCGGACGGTAAGCCCCACGCGCGCCAACGCCGCCCGCGCCGTGTCGCTGCCCGAAGCGGCCTCGACCAGTGTGCGCTGCATCTTCTTGACACCCAGCTCGACCGCGCCCAGGTCCGTGCCGCTCTGGTCGGCGGCATACGCCAGCTCGGAGAGCTTGCCGGCCGCGATCCCCGTGCGATCGGCGGTGTCCTTCAATTGCGAGCCGAAGTCAGCCAGCACCTTGGCGCCGCCCAGCAGTGGCGCGAGCACGGCCGAACCGCCGACCAGCAGCCCCCGGCCCACTTCCTTGAGCGCGGCGCCGAAGGCCTTCAGCTGGGCCTGGGCGCGCTGGAGACCGGCGCGGAGCTGCGCGTCCTTCGTGCTCAGCTCGACGTACGCCCGCCCGGCGCGGATTTCACCGGCACTGGCCATGCTCTACACCTGCGTGAACGCATTACCCCACACGGCGCGGAAGCGGGGCAGCTCCTGCTCAAGGGCGGGGCCCATGTACGGCCGTGGCTCGATCCGCGCGGCGCGTTTTCCGCCGCGGCTGTCGACCGTCCCGCCGAACTCGAGCACGGCCGGGACGCGTGCCCGAGCGCTGAGCGCCGCCGGGCCGATCACCACCGACGTCGTGGCCGGGTCCAGGGCAAAAAAGAGGAACCGCTTCAGATGGCCGGCCCGCACGCGCGGCGGCTCGCCGGGGCGCGAGGGCGCCAGCGGCCGGCGCGGCGCCGGCCGGCCCGCACGTTTGGCAATCGCCTGCGCGCGCCGGTAGCTCACCAGCTCGTTGTGCGGCAGTTCGCTCAGACGCTGCTGGCGGGCCTTCTTCATCGACGAGCGGGCGGCGCGGCGGATGTACGCCCCGACCTTGGACAACCGCTGGCGGGTCACCCGGTCCACCAGCCGCTTCACCGCCGGGCGATCGAAGAACCAGCTCTGGTAGACCTTCACCGAAAGCTGTGGGCCGCTGCTGTGGACACTACTGATCAACATGACCCACTGTCCTGGGCATTTGTTCGTGCTGAAAAAACCGCCGCATCTCGGCGGGACTGATGATCAGCCGCTGGCGCTGCACTTCGCCGGGCATGAACTCTTCCGGCGTATGCCGGCGGCGCCCCAGCAGCGTGGCGACCAGGGCCATGAGCGAAGCCGTCTGCGACCATTCGAACCGGCGCCGGCCCCGGGCCATGTGCACCAGGGCGCGCAGCGTCAGGGGGCCGGGGTCGACGCCGACGAGACCGGCGAGCTCCCAGATACAGAGCTCGAGCTTCTCAGGAGCGACGCGGCGAGCTGGTCCGCATCCAGGGCTTGGATCTGCTGCTGCGCCCGAGTCGCCACCTGGTCCGCCACCGCTGCACTCTTGGCGAAGAGCTGCTGCAGGGCCTGCCGGGTGCTCGGGCGCGGGCAGAAATTTCCACATTCCTCCTGGAACGCGGTGAATGCGGCCAAGAGCGCATCGCCGGCCAAGCCTTCGCCGAACTGGACGTCGCTGACCCCGGCCGCCTCCACTTGCCCCTGGCACAGGCAGTAGAGCACGTCGCAGAAGCCGATGGGATCGGTCAGCAGCCGGCCGACGGCCTCGAAGTCGAGCAGGTTCACCTTGGCCAGATCGCGCACGCGGCGAATGGCGGTGACGTTGAGCTCGAGCACCCACACCCGGCCGTGCAGATCGGTGAAGCGCGTCATCGTGATCCCTCAACTCGAGCGGCACGGCGCGCTTGCAGCTCGCCCACGAGCACCTCCCAGGTCCAGGAACTGCACCACACCCCGGCGCCGAGTTGCTCGCCGTCGTATTGCGGCTCGGTCGGCACGGCGGACTGGACCGCCCGCACGGCGATCCGCGGGTCAGCGAGCAGGGCCGGACGGGGGGCGCTCTCCGCTGGCGGCTGGAGACTGAGACAGCCCATGGGTAATGCCAGCAGCAGGAGCGCCGGCCAGCGGCCCCAGCACCTGCGCCAGCTGGTTCTGCAAGGCTGCATCTTGAGCTCCTTTCTTGGCCCAGCCGCGACTGAACGTGTAGCAGCAGGTGTTCAACCCGGCGATCACCGCCCCCGCGATCAAGGCCTTCAAGCTGTCATCCTGCGGCAGCTTGCTCTGCACCAGCGGCAGGATCAGCAGCAGGACGTTGACCACGGCCGTGACCCAGAACTCCGTCGTGCGGACACCCGACTTCGTGTTCACCAGATACCTCCTAATTTGTGCTCAGCGGCCGCCTACTTCGCCGCCGGGGCCGGATCCGACTCGCCGTCCGCGGCCGGCTGCGACGTGGCCGCGGAGGCGCGCTGGAACGTCGTGCGGATCTGCTTGCCGAGCAGTGCGACGATCGGCTCGCTGGCCCACAGCCTGGCGTCCACGCCGACCAGGCGCAAGGCCTTGCTGCGTTCGTGCATGACGGCCCAGAACTCCAGCACGTCGCGCTCGTTCCAGGCGGCGTTCAGGTCCTGCTGCTGCGCCGGCTTGAGCGCCAGGCGCGCCGCCAGCGTGCGGAACTGGTAGATGCGCAGCGCTTCCTGCTGCTGATCAAAAATCGTCTGCTGAATGTCGTTGGCCCGCTGCTGCGTCTCGAGCGCGACGCGCGTCGCTTCGCAGCCGAGCAGGGGCGCGAGGGTGACGATGAGGCAGGACACCGCGCCCATCCAGGAGCGCTGTCTATATGAGGAAAGAGAGGTGAGCTTGCGCATGGGATCGGTCCTTGTATTGTGCGCCGGTCTGCACCGGCGACGTTGCTTTGATCAACCTCGGATTCGCCCGCGCTACACGCCGCCGGCCATGGCGATGAGCCGCGCCAGGGCGACAAAGCCCTGGACCCACTGCTCAGCCGCGATCGCCTCGGTCATCCGCTGCGCGGCGCCGCGGACCTCGCCGTCCGAGAGCCAGCCGCCGGCGGGCTGGCCCACGCTGGGCTGCGCGGTGGTGTAGTCCACGCCGCCGGGGATGGGCACCGCACCGGCGTTCGCCGGGGGCCCGACCAGCGCGTCGAAGATGCGCGCGATCTCCTTCAGGAAGTTCTGCAGGACGGCGGGATCCATCTGCTGGGCGACTTGTTCGATGTTGGCACTCACGGAATGCTCCTTCTCCAGCGGCCCGCGGCCACCGGCAGGGGGTTAAGGTGTGGCATCCAGCAGGATGCCGATCCGCAGGACCTGCGCACTGGCCACATCCTCGTGCGAGGCCTGCACATGGGTGATCGTGAAGCCCGCCAGCGGGTTGGCCGGGCCGCTGCCGGCGATCCAGAACCACGGCTCGGCGGCGGCCAGGTCCAGCTGGTGGCGCAGGTTGGTCGTGTCGTAGAAGCTGAGGTGGCCGCGCTGGGCGCAGTTGGCTCCGATCGCGACCAGGGCGTCGCCGCTGAACGTGCCGGGTGCGACCTGCACCTGCCTGGCCACGGTCAGCGGCGCGTCCTGCACCGGCAGGTTGTCGCCGGCGCCGCCGCTGATGGGCACCGCGTTGCCCGCGACCGTGCCGACGGTGACGTTGTAGCGCCGGCCGCCGGACCAGTAGAGGTCGACGTGATCGCCGTCCACCAGTCCGTGCCCCGCGCCGAGCGTGACCGTGCCGGCCGTGTCGCTGGTCCGCGTGGTCAGTGTGCCGGCCTGCGCGGCCGGGACCGTCGGATCGGCAGCCAGCCGGCCGTCGGCGCTGCGGCTGATCTGGCCGTTCATGGCGATCCCGCCGATGTCGCCGGCGATGGTGAGAATGCTCTGCATGCGTGTCTCCTGGGGCCGGGCGTCAGTTCGTGATCCAGGTCGGCGGCGTCGCCGAGTACGTGGGCTTGAGCGTCACCGACACCTTCACGGCGTCCTCGAGGTCTTCGGAGCGGCTGAACTTGCTCACCGCCATGTCGGCCTGCAGGCCCTCGCCGTCGCTGGCGGCCGACATGGCCCGGATGCCGATGACGCGCTCGGCGGCGCTGACCGCCATGAATGCGTTCTTGAGGGCCGTGAAGAACGGCTCGGCGGGGTCCCAGATCACCTCGGTGTCCACGCTGGCCTTGCGCAGCGTGGGCGCGGTCGCCTCCCAGCCGGCGTTGCCGCGCGTGGTGACGTCGGTCTCGTTGGCTTCCATGTTCAGTGTGGCATCGCGCACGTTGTTGGCCGCGAGCCAGGCGCCGCCGCCGGCGATCCCGCCGACCTTGAAGAAAAGCACGCAGTTCATGCCCAGTTGGTGCATCGTGGGGGTCCTCTTAAGTGACGGCCAGTTCGATGACCGTGCCCTCGGTGGCGCGCAGGTACAGCGTCTGGCCGTGGCTGCGGCCCAGGGGGACGAGCGTGCCGGCCGGGATCGTCAGCTTCGCGGCGGCATTCGGGACGGCGCGCACCTCGACGTCGGCCGTCGTGGCCCGGATGTACAGGAGTTCGTCGCGGCGCACATCGACGGGTTGGTCGCTCCCATTGCCGACCAGCGGCTCAAACGGTCGGAAGTTCATCGCCAGTCTCCAGGGCTTGCGGGTGCACGAGCAGGCGTGTCCGGCGCGGCAGCTCGAACCGATACGCCGTCCACGGCACGGCCAGAACGTACGTCGGTCCGTTCGGCGTCGCGGGGTCCAGGGCGACAGTCGCCGCAGCCTGGTCCTCGTCGTGGGCGTACGGGCCGGGCGGATCCGGCGCGCGGTAGTTGTGGCCCGGCGGTGTATCCGTCGGTGCATTCACGATGTTTGGGGTGGTCCACCAGTCGCCCGGCAGGCCGTCGCGGACGGACTGTGGGATCGCGAAGGCTACGTGGCGCGGCGCTTCTCTCAGCGGTGCCAGACCGCCTGTCGCCTCGACCAGCTGACCGCCGTAGCGTTCGCCGAGTGTGGGCCGATCGGTGAGGACGTAGCTGCCATCCACGGCCAGGACGACGGCTGTCTGGCGCCACTCGACCTGGTACGACTGCCGCGTCCAGGTCTTGCGGGCGTAGCCCTGGATGTGCAGGCGCTGGACGACCCCGGCCGCCCGGCCCGAGCCGGGGGCTTCGCCGTAGAGCGTGGCGCCTTCGGACTCGGCGGTCCCGAAGCTGATCGCCATCAGGTGGTTGATGCCGTCGACGAACATCAGGGCGGACGGGCTGCCGACCGAGTGGTACACCAGGCCGCCGCGGTAGATGTGGCCGAAGGTGTGGTTGTGCCCGCACTCGTACAGCTGAAAACCCGCCCCGCGCAAGAGCGCGTCGAGCCAGACCTCTTCGGCGTTGTGCAGGCCGAGCCGGCGCCCGCTGCCCCACTGGTAGTCCACGTCGCCGCCGAGCAGCGCGTGGGCGTGGGCCTCCTTCCAGGTGGCGCGCGAGCCGGCGAGCACGCCGCGCAGCCAGGCCCGCTGCGGTGCGCCCAGCGCGGCGATCGTCGCGCCGCCGATGAAGCTGTAGCGGTGGACGTCCAGGCACAGCACCAGGCAGCCAGCCCAGGTGAATGCGAAGTAGTTGCCCAGCGACTTGCCCCCGCGAGGTGTGGCGGGGATGGCGAACGTCGCGCGCCAGGCCGCGTCGTACGTGGCGGACAAGGGCGGCAGCCACGAGATGTCGTTGGCGAGCGTGGGATCGCCTTCGTGCTCGCCGCCTTCGGGATAGGTGTCGTGCAGCGGATACAGCGTGTAGCGATCCCAGATGTCCTGGGCTTGCTTCTGGGCGGCCTTGAGGCCGTACCGGGCGGTGTAGTTGCCGCCGCCGCCTTCGTGGTTGCCCCACAGGTGGACCGTCATGCCGGTGAGACTGCGCTGGAAGTGGAGGTCCTTGATGACGGCGATGTACGGGTAGAGCGCCGGGTTCGTGTCGGCGGTGCCCACGGCATCTTCGCCGTGGTAGAACTCGTCGCCGTGGCACAGGTTGAGATCCGCCGGATCGTCGTCGAGGTAGGCGTCCTGCTCGGCGAGCCAGACGTAGTAGTAGCTCGCCAGGTTGATCGGCAGCGCCGTCTGATGCAGCAGGCGCTGCCCGAAGCCATGCACAACCGGGTCGTACCCATCCTCTGCGGGCGCCAGGGTGCTCTTGCCGGCGCCCGTGTGCGCATCGGCCCAGGAATTGGCCCGGCCGCGCTGGGCAGCCTCGATCGCGGCGGTGTCGGCGGGATCTAGCTGGGCGAGCGCCGGCGGTTGGGCGCGGAAGACCCCGAACCCCGTGGGGAATGGGCGCCAGATATTGCCGTCGGTCGTGAACTCCCGGAAATAGTAGTACCAAGCACCCGGCGTCAGACCGGTCAGCGTATTGACCAGCGGCGTGTCGATGTCACTGGCCGACGCGACCTGGCAGGCCACCGGCGTGGCGTCCAGGACCGCATACCGGTCCTTGGAGGCCCGGACCCGCCAACCCACCGCGGCACTGGCCAGCGCGCCGCTCGCGCCGTGGCCGGTGGTCTGCAGGATGGAGGCCTGCGTCTGGGTGACGCGGCCGACGTCGGTCGCGGCCACCGGATCGAACGCCAGCGTCCGCGACGGCGGCGGGCGCAGCGGCAGGTGCGGATCGCACATCAGATCATGCCGGTGGCGCGCACGCAGCTGCCCGTCGCCAAAGCCCGCCACGGACCACGCGCCGGCGCCGCTGGCGCCGACCGCACTGCCTTGCAGGCGCAGGTACTTCGTCGCCAGTACCTTCCACCCGGCGGTCTTCGTGGGGTCGAAGTAGGTGCAGGTCGGATCATCGCAGTCGAGCCGATCCACCGCGAACAGCAGCCCGCGTTCGCCCCAACTGAAGAGCAGCGTGTGCCACTGGTTCAGCGGCGCGGACAGGAATGCCGACCAAAGCGTGCTCGCGTCGACCCGCAGGTTGACCTGGAACCCTTCGATGCCGTCCAGCGTGCCGTGGGCGAGCGAGCAGTGCCCGATCGTCCCGCTCGGCGAGCCCGAGGTGAGGAACATGCCGCTGGCCAGCGGCCGCACATGGGCAAAGAACAGCCCCCGCGGCAGGACGAGGTCCGCTGCGTTGTCGTGATGGATGTTGATGTAGCTGCCGCTGAGTTGTACGTACGGCGCGCCGTCCGGGTCCGCCAGCCACGTCGGCGTGCCGACGATCGCATTATCCACCGGCGCCGGCCAGTTGCTGCCGCAGGTGTTGCCCAGGCCGAGGTTGGCTAACGCGTTGCCGGTACCTTCGATGAACCCGTAGAGGATCGGCATCCGGTCGGTCGGCGCGAAGCTGTTCAGCACCGCGCTGGGATGGCTGCCGCCGACGAGTTTGCCGGGGATGGTCACGCTGAACTCCGCACGCGATAGGTGACCTGCAAAATGCTGATGAACTCGCGCCGCTGGACGAAGGCCTCGGGCTCGAACACGGGCTCCATGGCCAGACCCACCCAGCTGTGCTCGAGCGCGATCTCCAACCGGCGCCGCCGCAGGCGCTGGGCAATCTCGCTGACCAATTGACACAGCCCGTCCATCTCGGCCTGCAGCTCCGGTGTGCCCTCCGCACTGGTCAACTTCTTCAGGACGCCAATGTCCGTCCGGATCGTGAGCCCGTCGTGCGTGCGATCGAACGGCTCGAGCTGCCAGGTGGCCGGGACGACCACGACCTTCAAAGCGCCCAGGTCCCGCAGCTCGAACCGGGCGCGGTACGAGCGCACCGCGGTGACCGGCTGGCTGTAGCCCGGGCCCGAGTTGATGGCCTGGACGATGCCGTCGGCGATCTGGATCACGGCACTGTTCACGGGTCACCCAGGCGCAGGCCTTCCACCGCCGACAGCCGGCGCTCGAGCTGCTGGAGCTGCGCTTGGCGCGCGGCGCGCTCCGCGGCGAACGCCAGCTCGAGTTGCTGGAATTTTTCCCGTGCCTGGGCGGACTCGGCGATGAACGTGTCGATCCGCTTCTCGACCTGGCTGAGCCGCTCGAGCACCACGCCACCGTGCACCGCCAGGCCGCACAGCGCGATGCCCAGCGTGACCAGCGGGGCTGCCCAGCGGGACCATTCACGACGCTCCGCGGCGGACATGGCTCACTCCGTCCCGATCTGCTTGGTGTGGAACCGGACCTGCAGGCGGTGCGGATCGACGTAGCGCCACGGCGGCTCGTCGCCGTAGGCCAGGACCTCGTAGACCAGCGTCTGTGTCCCCGCCGGCTCCCGGATGCGGTCGCCGGACTGGGGCAGCCCCAGCACCAGGTCGGCTGCGGCGACGATGTAGTCGCGGCTCTCCAGGACGTGGAGGACCCCGTGCTGATCGACCTGCTCGAAGCGCGTCCGGCCTGGCTGCGCCAGCAGCGTGATGCTCTCGGTCCCGCGCTGATACGTCACTTCGCGGGCGAGATGTGCCTTGCGCTGCGCAGCGAGCCAGGACGTGGCCGATTCGAGGAGGGTCATCAGACTGTCTCCCGGCTACGGAATCGCGATCCCGAGGACGAAGATGTCGACGGCACACGCCGCGGTCGCGTTCGCCCGGATCGTCCCGCTTACGGCGATCTCGTCCTTGGCCGCGACCAGGGTGCTCCACTCGACCACGGCGTCGGCCACCGTGCCCTTGGCCTTGGCCTCGGTGAGGTCGTCCACGCCGGACGTGCCGGTGTGCAGCTTGATGTTGGCGGCGTTGGCGTCCCGGCTCACCATCCAGGCCTTGGCGATCAGCAGCTTGCGCGGGCTGCTCGTCAGGATTGTCTGGTCGCCGGCGGCGGCCCAGGTCACCGCCTTGCGCTTCAGCAGCGGCACGCCCAGCGTGGCCTCGCTGGCATCCGTGAGGCTCGCGTGCGTGAGCTTGCCATTGATGAACGTCGCGCCGTTGGTGGTCAGCAGGACGTCGTTGGCGGCCGGCGCGCTCAACGTCAGGTCGGAGAGGTCATTCAGCCCCAGCTGCTCGGCGATGACCTCCTGCAGGCCGCGCAGGATGGTCCGCACCGTGGCGTCGCCCGCGGCCGCGGCCTGGATCGCCACGCCCATGTAGACGTCGGACGACGTCTTCGTGGCCCGCCGGGTGCCGCTGTTCCAGTAGATCGCCTCGCCCACCGCGACCTCGAGGCCGGTGGTCTTGATCACGTCGAACACGCCGCGTGTCTGCAACGCGCCGAGCGTGTTCGCCGCGATCGGCCGCGGGGCCACCAGGCAGAGCTTGCCCAATACCAGTACCTGGCCTGCGGCCACGTCCGTCGCCGGCGTGTGGTCGATCAGGGTGCCGTCCTGCACCAATGTTGCTTCGAATGCCATCACAAATCCTCCATTGGGATGCGCGCGCCGCGCCTACTCCTCACCCTTCAGCGCCACGCCGCCGCGGTACTCCTGCAGCGCCACCCCGAAGTCGAAGTACCCCCGCATCTTGATCCCCAGCGAATCGAAGTCGGCCTGGGCGCTCTCGACCGTCGGCCGCTCGATGCCGTTCAGGAAACACACCTCGATCACCGGCAGCTCGCTGGGCTCGGCCAGCAGGTACCACTTCCTGGCCGAGGCCCCGGTGTACTTGCTGTTCTGCAGATACGCCGTGCTGGCGGCGATGAAATCGCCCTGGAACGTGTTGCCCGTGCCGTAGGTGCGGACCGTGCCCGCCCCGGCCGCGGTGTCCTGCACCTCGCGGACCTCGGTGCTGTTCAGGATCCGCAGCGCCGTGCGCTTCAGCGCCGACGGCGTCAGCAGGATGCGCGGCATGACCGCGATCGGCTTGCCGTCCGGGTCGGTCTGCAGCGCGAACAGCGTCTCGGCCGCCTCGAGGGCCGTCACGCTCAGCGCCGTCTCCGCCCCGTCGGCAAAGTTGCCGCGCGCGGCGGTGAAGAAGGACAGGTTGCTGAGGAACTTCTTCCAGAATTCGTCGTTGAGCTTCAGGATGCCGCCGCGGCCCAGGCGGAACGCGACCTGCTGGAACGCGTTCAGGTCGTCGTTGATGATGTCGCGCCGGTCGATGCCGAACATGCGGCCAAACGTCTCGGCCTTGTTCGTGTAGGCGACCTCGCCCATCACGGCGTGCTTCAATTCGCCGCCCGGGGCCACCTCCTCGTACTGGAAGTCGCCGGTCAGGCTGTACGACGTGATCGCCTTGAAGTCGGTGACCGAGCGGATGCGGGCCACCTGCCGCCAGGTCTGGTCGGCCGAGTTGAAGTACTGGACGATGAACTTGTTGGCGACGTTGGACAAAATGCCGCTCACGTCCAGCGTGCTGGGCGGGGACCCGGCCCGCAGCTGCCGGTCGCGCGGGAACGCGGCCCGCAGCAGGGGGTCCACATCCCGGAACGAGAGCCCGTCGTAGCCGTGCAGCTTGGCCGCGGTGAGCAGCAGCTCACCGAGGCCCAGCCCGCGGCGCCAGCGGCGCTCGGCCAGCTCCAGCGTGCGGCTGTCGAAATGCTGCTCGAGCTGCCCCAGCCGGCCGGCCATGCACAAGCCGGCCTCGAACACGCGCAGGTCGGTGATCTCGCCGCGCTGCGCCGGGCGCGGCCGGTTGTCGACCGGGATCGACAAGTCCCGGAACAGGTGCAGCTCCAGCCGCTCCGGCGTCCAGTCCTCGGCCAGCGCCACCCGACCGGCCGCCTCGATGGCTTCGAGCTGATCGGGGCGCTGCTCGGCAAAGCGCTGGATCGCGGCCCGGATCTTGAGCTGCCGTTCGCGCTTCAGGCGCACCGGGACCAGCAGATCGTCCAGCCCGACCGTCACGCCGGTGGCAGCAGCATCGGCGGCGGCATTGACACTGCCCGGTGCGGCGGTAGGAACGCTGCTGCCGCTATTGCCCGCGGCGGCCTGCAGTCCGGCCTGTTCGGCCTGGAACGCCTTGAGCAGCGTGTCGCGCTGCCCGTCGGACAGGTTGGCGGGGTCAAAACCCTTGCCCTTGAGCCATTCGTGGAAATCCATGACCGACTCCTTCCTGGCGGCCGTGGCCGCGATGCTGGCGGCGGCGCCGCGGTCGGCCCCCACGCTCAGCAAGGAAACTTCGTCCAAGACCCCCGCCCGGACCACGTACAGCGGCCCGGCGAGCTCGCGCCCGTTGACCTGCACCAGCGCCCCGGGTGCCACTTCCTCGATCCGCTCCAGGTCGACGCCGATCGACGCCTTCCATACGAACCCCCGCCGGGCGTGCAGCACCACTTTGCCCGCGGGATCGTTCGGATCATCAACATTCCCGGTGATGACACCTTCGACGTCGACTTGCGACGCGCTGATCCGCACGGCGGTGGACTGGCCGACGATCGCCTCGCGGGTGTGGTCCAGCAGGATCGCGATCGGCTCCGCGGCCCGCAGGCCCGCGAGGTCGATGACGACCGCGCGCCCGCCGAACGGATACGGCTTCACCACGCCGCCGCCATAGGCTGCGATGGTCACAGTCGGTGGCCGACGGGCGCCGCCTTCGGCTGCCGGGGCCGCCTCCAGCCGGGCCTGGCCTATCAGACGCATCTGGCCGGTGGGGATGGCGGTGGCCTGCAGGTGCCGGGTCATGACCGTCCTCCCAGCCGGCCGTGGCCGTTGCGCCCGGCGACGCTGCGCTGGCGCGCGGGCTGGGCTGGCTCTTCGTCATCGGGCTCGGGGGCTGCCGGTGCAGGGGTCGTCGTGGTGGGCATGCTCAGGCCGTACTGCCTGAGCAGCGCGCGCTCGCGCGCCAGCGTGGCCAGGTGGCTCTCCAGGTCCTTGCCCTGGCGCGCCAATTCCTCGGTCAGCGTCGCGGTGAGCGATTCCAGGCGCGTGCGCTGCGAATCCGCCTCCTTCTGCGGGTCCACGTGCGGACGCGGGCGCCACAACCACTGGTGCGGGAGCCGCCGAGAAGTCAGCGCGCCGGTGCGCGCGTACATGTAGCCGGGGATCAGCAGCGCTTCCTGCAGCCAGCGGGCCAGGATGCGGTTGAGCAGCTTGAGCTCGACCTCGCTGTGGTCGATCTCGATCGCGCGGTCATACGTCTGGTGGTCGAGCCGGCCCGAGGCGTAGTTGTACTCCGACGAATTGCAGGCCGCGATGTTGAACGGCATGTTCAGCGGCCGAGCCTGCTCGTTGATCAGCTTGTCGTCCCACTCGCGGTAGGTCGTCGCCGGCTGCGTGGGCTCGAGCTGCTTGGCCTTCGCCCCGCCCGGCAGCACGGTCATCATGCCGGGGTCGATCTCCAGCGTGTCGAACGCGTCCGGGTTGTCGGCTTCGTCCGGATCCGCCGGGGCGTCGGTCTCCAGCATCACCGCGCCCATCTCCGCCGCCTTGCGGGCCGCGGCCAATACCGCCCGTCGCATCCCGCGCCGCTCGGCAAACAGCGGCAAACTCGATGTGATCTGCGGGATCCCCCGCCGCTGCCCGGGGCGGCGCACCTTGTACAGGTGCAGCATGTCCGCGGCCGGAATGCGCTGGTAGTCCCATGGCCCGACCGTCAGGAAGCGGGTGTCTCCCGGATGCTGCCGCAGCACGTGGTACTCGCGGGGATTGTTCCAGCGATCGTAGACGATGCCGTCGACGTGGCGATCGTCGTCGATCAGCCCGAGCTGCGGCGTGGCCACCTGGTCCGGCTCGAGCAGTGTGGCGTCGAGCTTGACCGGCGTGGGCAGCTGGGGGTTCGCGCCCAGGATCGCGAACGCCTCGCCGACGGCGGCGCGGGTCTCCACCAGGATGCGGAGCTTTTCACCCAGCTGGACCGCGTCGGCCCAGTCGGCGAATTCTTCCTCGATGTACTGATCGACTTGCTCGTCGCGGGTGAGCATCTGCAGCGTGGGGCAGATCCCGACGATGTCGCCGGCCAGCGTCTGCAGCATCCCGTCCGTGTACGGATTGTTGAACTGCTCGTAGCGGCCCCGCATCCGCAGCGTACGCCGCACCTCCGGACTGGCGGCCGCATCCGGGGCCAGGTCGTCGGCGTGGAGCCAGTTCTGGCGGTCCTGGGCCGTGTTGGCGGCGGCGTCGTAGCGCGCCTGGAGCCGCCGCGGGCGGCTAGCGCTCCGGTCGATTCCGAGCCAGCGTGCAAGGCGGGCGAACATGGCGTCAGCTGGGCTCCCGCGAAATCAGCTTCGTGAAGCGCAGGCCGCGGTGCTTCCGGGCCGCGCCGGTCTTGGATGCGAGGTAGCGGTCGGCTGCGATCTGGTCGGGCAGCGGCTGCTGCTCGACCGAGCCGGCATCGTCCTGGGCGCGCCGCGGGGCCTGGGCGTTAGTCCGGATCGCTTGCTCCAGATCTTCCGCCATGACGATCCTCCAACTGGCCGAGGGCACCTCGAGCGGTCGACCGTCGGGGCATGAACCCGGCGGGCGGTCGCGGCCATGCTTCGCAGTTCTGGACCCCACGCGGCGCAAACGAAAAGGCGCCGTGCGAGATCGCGGTCTACGCACAGCGCCTTAGTTAGCGCTAGTCACCCCAGCCGGGGATCGTCGGGGCCGCGGCGACACCGGCGCCAGCGGTACCCGACAGGCGTTCGATCAGTCTTCAGCTATAGCACGAGTATGAGGTCGGGCAAGAGAATTTGGCGAGATTATTCAAATGGGGGCTACCGGTATACCCGCCGCACGCATCGAGGTGCGCGGTGCAATTGCGGCGTTGCGGTCCGCGCGACGGACTCCCCCGGAGGAGCGGATTCCGAGCGTGCAAACGAAACGACGTGGTTTCGATCGACACGCACGCGAAGCGCGTTTACTGATCGTCAAGCCCGACGCGGTCAACCTTCGACACTTCCGGAACATCCGACTCTGATGGCGTCTGAGGTCACGACCGAGACCTTGCGCAAATGGAATCGCGCGTCCGTGACGACGCTAGCTGGGTGAAGTGCGTCGCGCGTTGCGCCGCAGTGCGGACGGCTTCTTCGGTGGGCACCGTCAGTCCCGTTTGGTCGCGTCGCCGAAAACATCGGCCGATCCTGATGTCGTCGCACTCGCGGGCCTGACGACGCGGCCGGCGCCGCGCAGGTAAGCGCGACGCCGGCCGTGTTCGTTGAGCGGGCGGGTGATCAGTTGGTACTCAGCAACGTCACGAACGGATTGATGTCGCCGAAGTCCACATCGCCGTCAATGTCCATCTCGAGGTCGAGCGAGACAGCCGTGTAGACTACGCGATCTGGCGTGCAACATGTGCAACATGTTGCACATGTGCAGCAGTGGAAAACTGCGGTGACTCTCTATCAGTTCTGCAAGTAGCGGTGATTTCGGGAGTTGGAGCTAGAACGCCCCCAATCAGCTCGCTGGGCTCATAACCCGGAGGCCGTGTTCGACCTTCCGGGGCGTCCCCCCGCCCTCAGGGCGGGCCGCGGCGGCGGCAGCCGCGGCTAGGAAGTCGGAGAAGAGTCCAACGAACGTGTGCGCACGAGGCTGGTGGGCGGTACAATGTAGCCGCCCGGCCCGGCAGCGGCGCCGGGCCAGATCATCTGGGAAATGTCAGACAACGGGTGTCGGCACAGTCCGAACGCAATGATGAGGGCACGACGATGCATGCAGGACAACTCGACCGCGCACGCAGGACGACACTAACCGCCGCCGCCGCGTTTCTAGCGGCAACAGCGGCGCTCGCCAATGCGGAAAACCTCCCGGAAGCGGCGAAGCGAGGGGACCTGGCGGTAGTGAGGCAGCTACTGGAGCGCGGGACCAGCCCGGACACGCGGGATTCGGACGGGGTAACGGCGCTCATGTACGCCGCGGAGGCTGGGCACGCGCCTGTTGTTAGGCACCTGTTGGAACGAGGGGCGGATCCCAATCTGCGAGATTCTTCCTACGGCATGACGGCGTTGATGGTCGCGTCAGCCGAGGGACGTACCGAAGTGGTTCGGCTCCTGCTTGATGCCAAGGCCGATGTTGACGCCAAGGACAACAACCTCGGAGCAACCGCGCTCTTGGGCGCGGCAGAATACGGCCATGCTGGCGTGGTCGAGCTGCTCCTTTCCAACGGGGCCGACGCAAATGCGAAGGACAAGAGGGGATTCCGAGCCCTCGCTCAGGCGGCGACCAATGGGCATCTCGAGACCGTTCGACTTCTCATGACTCATAAGGCCGATGTTAACGCTCAGGATGACAAGTACGGTGCGACACCCTTGATGGGGGCCGCCGCCAACGGGCATTATGCCATTGTCCAGCATCTGCTTGAGCATGGCGCCGATTCCAAGACTAAAGACAAGAATGGTCGAACCGCCCTTGAGTTCGCGCGCCAAAAAGGGCATTCCAAGGTTTTGGAGTTGCTTGAGCGTGCGGAGTCAGAGAAGACCGTCGCGCGTACCGATGCGGCGGAGGACTTGGCAAAGGAGATATATGCGGATCGAAAGGGCTTTTTCAAGATCAGGCCGCCACGGGGGTGGCAACTACAGGAATACGCATCCGATCCGCGCGGCAAGGTCGCGTTTGCCGCGCCCGTTGCCCAGGTAGACCTGCGCATACTTGCGAAAGCGGTAGATATTCCTGACTATGAAGGACTGCTCAAGAGCCTCAAGGACATCGAAAAGCAGGTTGGTGTCCCGATGAACGTTGAGCCTGCGGTCTTCAACGGCATGCCCGCAGTGAAGCGGCTTGCTACGATTAGCGGGCAAGGAGGCGCGTTGAAGCTGCTTTGGGTTGATCTGCTTGTAAACGGAGTCTCGCACAATCTTCAGTACGCAGCACCCCCTGATGTCTTCGACAAGTACCGTGAGACGGCTTGGAAGAGCATGATGACGTACGAGCCCTTGAAACGCGAGACTCCTGCATCACCGGAAGAAGCACGAAAACACGAAGCAGCAAAATGGCTCCGCTTGGCCAAGATAGCCATTGAAATGGAAAAGCCCCAAGTCGCGAAGGATGCCATCGCTGCGGGGCTTGAGGCGGACCCCGAAAACACGGAACTGAAACAAATGCGGGCCGGCTTGGAGAACAAGTAG